ATGAAAGTAGAGATAGATTATGAGTTTGTTTCAGACGAAGAATTTGAAGAAATAAAAAAGAATTGTACTAGGTTACTCTTTAATTTATATATGAAAATTTAAAAGATAAAGGGTGATATTATGAAAACAGATACAAAATGGAAAGTTACTAGGGAATTTGAATATGATAAAAAAGTAACCGAAGAAGAAATTAGTGAAATCTACAATATAGTGTTTTCTATATTTAATGGTGATGATTATGAGTAAAAATAAAGAAATTAAAATTACAGGTGAATTTATTGAAGATCCAAATGCAACGAAAGAAGAGATAGATAACATATTTAAACAAATAATAAAAATTCTATCGACTCCGTAAAATAAATTGTGTAAACTCCGTGAATATAAGGCAGTTAAGAAAAGTAACCAAATTAAAGAGCATTTCCCTCAACGATGAATCGCTGACAAAAATGCTCTACCTGGTTACAATGAATGTTATTAAGAAATGGACCCAGAGGGTCAAGGATTGGGTACTTATCCTGATGACAGATTAAGGGGTCAGGTCTAGGTTTTATGGAGTTTACACAAAACTCTTTACAGACCCATAAAAACTAACCCAAATTACTATTTATAAAGGCCTTGATACTCCCCTCATTTTTAATCCTTTTATAATATCTCCATATACATAATTTGCTATTTTCTTTCCATTTTTACTTATATCAAAGGCATCCTTAACATTAAAAGTAATATTAACATTAGGAATTTCTATGTTTTGACTAACTGTATCCCTGCCAATTTTCCCACCTTTGGCAAAAACGTTATATTCCTTTGGAATTACGGCCTCACCAGCGTGGAGAAGTGCCAATCCTGTAGTTGGGACAAAAGGTGTTCCTTGAGCATAAGCAGGATATTTATCACTACCACCCCCATCGTCTGACATTTCACTTTGTGCTGAACGCCATGATGATAACTGATTTTTAACCCAATTTACTTTGCTACTAATCCAAGAACTAATACTATCCCAAACACTTCGAATTCCATTCCAAAAAGAAGAGAATAATTGTGATCCTGCACTATAGAAACTACTAGAAAATCCTTTAACTGAAGATACCGCACTAGATATTGCCGAATTAAGCCAACTAGTAATGGATGACCATACCCCACGAAAAGCATTATATAAAGCATTCATGATAGAACTTCCCAGTGATTGGAAATTACTAATTGAATTACTTAATATTGTCTTAATAGTGGTTAGTCCTAAATTGAATAAATTCTGTATCAATTTAAATATATTACTAGTGAGATTTGAGAGTTCTTTTCCAAATTTATCCCAATCTCCTTTTAATAATGCTGTAGCAGTTTTGAAAATTCCAGTGATAATATCAAAAGCAGTTCTTATTACTTGACCAATTCCATCAAAAATTTCTTTGTTTTGGATATAGCAATATTGCAAAATCCCGATAAAAGCACCAATTAAACTACCAACAGTGGTAAACAATGATCCAATAAAATTCAATGTACCACCTATAATAGCCTTAATTTGTGGCATATTTGCCTGAATCCAATTAGCAAAATCACTCATGATAGGTAAAACCTGTTGACCCATAGGTATTAAAATGCTTGTTTCCAAACCTCTTCCAATACCGGTTAATGCCTGACCGAAAGAATCATATCGAACACTATTGATCTGATTGAGAGCATCAACGTCTAGTTTTGCATAGTCACCAATGTCTCCAAGTGCTTTAATTCCTTCTATACCTAGATCCTCAAACATAGTACCGAATAATGCCACACCTGCAGTATTTTGAGCAAGTGGATTATCCATTTGTCCTAATCGAGTAATTACATCCTGGAATGCCTTTTCAGCCCCTTCTCCACCTTGAGCAAAGGTATTAAACATCTCCTCGGCATTTAACCCTAATAATTCAAATCCTTCTGCACTAGTTGTAGACATGTCCTTACTACGAATGGAGAATTCCTTAATTGCGTCACCAACTTTGTCAATTTGAAACGCACCAGATTTAGCCCCTTGAATAAGTGTATCAGTGAATTCTTCTGCACTAATACCAAGTTGAGAAAAATGTGGAGCATATTCTTTTAGAACCTCTGTTAAGTCACCGTTTTTATTTGCGCCTTGTTGTGCCCCTTGTGCCATGAGATTATAAGCTTGTTCCGCTGTAACCCCAAAGTTAGCCATCAAAGCATTAACTGTATCAATACTCTCCCCTACGTCCATGTCAAAGGTATCTCTCATCATTAAGGCTGTCTGAGTTGTATTTTCCAACTCTTGTCCTGTTAAACCTAATGTCTGGTTAACCCTGGCCATGCTTTGAGCAATATCTTCAAAACTTTCGCCACGATTATTAGCATAAATATTAGTTAATGATTCTTCTAATTGTTGCATTTCATCAGTTGTAGCACCTGTTTGTGCAGCCAATAAATTTAATGATTGTTGCAGTTCATCGGCACTTTTTATGCCTTTTATCGCCATGCCCCCAAGGGCAATACCAACAGTAGCAATCCCAGCTATAACGGCACCCTTAAGAAACGTAGTAAAATTGCCCATTCTACCTTCAAATCTATCTACATTACCTTCAGCATTCTGCATTCTGGAGGTAAAATCATTATCATTCAAAATTAAATTATAAGAATAGGTTGCTAAATCAATTACTGAAGCCATAATTTTTCACCTCCTTTGCAAATAAAAAAAGGATAATAAGCCAATAAACTTACTACCCTTTTTGATAGAATCCCGAATTCCTTAATTTATCTAAATCTGGTTCAGTCTCATACAACCTCTTAGATTTCGCTAATAGCTCCCTACCTTCAGAAGTTGATTGAAGATCAAATAAACGAAAATGCTTCAATAACGAAAGAAAAACTGCATAAGGCAGTTTCATAATCTCAAAATAACTCATCTTGCTTTTTGACATAAGATAAGCAATATTCTCCATCATTTCAAAATTATCAAAACCCCCAGAACCTTCACCTACTCCTTGTTGGTAGATTCTAGGGAATTGAAGTTTGGGTCTTTTACAATCTCATTAATGAATAACATGGTCTGTTCAAGGATGATTTTCATATGCCGGATATCATTAAATCTTTCCTTTATTAAATCCATCGTAATGTTTTTAGATTTATCCAAAGACAAAATATCAATCATCATTTTTCTACCTAAGTTAATTGAGTCCTCTTCTTTCTCAACCTTCGTAATCTTTTGTTGATATGCGTTTAGTTTCAGCATAAAATCCAAGTCGATTTCACCAGGAATAACATACTCTTCACCTTTAATATCTCTAAAAATCAAAGGTTCTCTAAGTAACACTGATAGATCAATAATTTTACTCATTTTTATATCATATCTCCTTTATTTATATTTCTTGAAATGTCTCAACAATCTCAACTAACGTTCCATCATTAGTAGCCAATGCACTAAATTGATAACCCACCGATAGAGGTTTCTCTTTATCAAATGCAAAACTGAAACCATTTGTATTTTGAGCTTTTAAGATATTGACTGTAATTGTCCCGCTTCCATCCTTCTTAGTGTGGATAAAGCGCAAATAATTCACGGGTAGCATCCCTCTTCCCCCAATTTTAACAATTTTAGTCTTTGTGGCAGCATCAGTTGTTACAGCAGCAGGTGCAAGTAGTGCCAGATTATCAACTTTCCATGTGAGGATTCCACAGTCAAATGTAACCTCTTCTTTTGTAACAAATCTCATAATTGTGCCTCTATTCGCACTACCAATCTCTTGAATTGATGGTTTATACTCTAATGATGCACCGCTTTCAATAGCACCAATATTTTTTAATGCTGCTTCAATTGTTGCTTCATCAGCAGTTTCAGGGTTTGCTACTACTCCCAGGTAAAGTTCCCCGCTTCCTAAGACAATAGGGTCAGATACTTGATAATCTAAAGCCATATTATATAACCTTCTTTCTTTTTAAATTTGGCATAAAAAATAGACAACCATTTCATAGTTGCCTGTATTTTCATTCTTAACCTGTCCACCACCATTAAGTAGTTTTGTACTCCTAATGACAGTTTCACTATTTTTTATAATCTTTTCCCCTCTAGGGTCATCTAATAAATTGATTAACCTGCTCTGAATTGCAATGAGTTTATGCAAATCCTTGCTTATCAATCGAAATTCAAATTGATAATCCTTTACGAATCCACCAGTGATAGGTTTAAAAAAATAGACTATATATGTATCATCTTTCTTTTCTGTGGGCTTCTCCACCAAGTAGATAGAATCACGATTATCCAGTAAGGATTTTAACTGTAAATCCTGTAGTAAATAACTTCTAATAACTTTCATGGAGTCAAAACCTCTCTAATTTTATTAATAATTATTTGTTGGTTTTGATCTACTGCTGTCTCAAGATAAGGGGTATGTCTTTCTGCCCAATATGCATACTCAACATTAGAGCCAACACTTCCAACAGTTTTATTTTCGTCACTTTCAACCGCATGAGTAATTGACCTTCGAAGTGTACCAGTTTCTACAGGGCAATTAAGTTTTGCATCTGCTTCAACAATCAAACAAACTTCTTGTACTGCCCTTTCCCTTCTTTGGGCAACATCTTGAATTACTCTTATAAACAGACTATTTATCATATAACATCACATCCATGTAATCATCCCATTCAATAATCTTTTTCACCATATATCTTTGTCCGGCTTCATCTATGACTATTGAACCATTTTTAATATCAGAATCCAAATTACAAAAAACTCTTTTTGTAACCTGCTCCCGAAACCCATAATCACGATAAAGTAATTCACTAGAATATGGCTGAATATCACAAGGAATAGTTTTTAATACTGTTTCTATTCCAACATGATAAATTCCCAAATCATCAACAGTACCTTCACTAATGGTCAACAAACTAAGGCTTTTATTATAAAACATCTACCCCACCACCTTAATTTTAGGTAAAGGTAAGCAGGATTTTATTGATTCTGGAATACCATCTACAATGGTTTTGCTTCTACTTCCTTGGGATTGTTGTATAACCCCTTGTGAGTCCCTATTCTTATAAAAGAAAATAGCTAAATCAACCACAAGGCCATTAAGTGATTCAGGTATTAAATCAATATTGCAGTATGATTTTATAGCATTTTGTGATTTATTCAGATAATGATTTAAAATATTATCCTTAGAGGTATCTAGCAAATCAATTCCTAATAATTCTTTTATTAAATCAAGCATATTCTATTCCTCCAGTTGTACCAGAGCTTCAACTATGTCTTCTTTCTTCATTTTGTAAGTATTAATACCTTTTTCAGTCGCTAATGCCTTTAAATCTTTATAGTCCATAGATTTATAATCTGCATCACCGGAAGATGATTGAGGGACTTGTATTTCTACAAATCCCATCTTCATCAACCTATCTCTTTTAATTTCAGAATCAACTACCTTAACTACATTTAATTTTTGTAATGTAAACATAAAAAACAGCCTCCTATAGAGCCTGTTTTACGTTAACAAATACGCCAGTAAGTTTATTAGTAGGAATCCAAAGATCATGATATTTTCTGTAATCAACTTTCCATGCATCGGCCTGTTGGTTTGTCTGCGGATCAAAGATTCTAGGATTATCAGTCTTGGAGATAGCAATTACACTATTTCTAGCAGAAATAATCCAGTTAATATCTTTTGCTGTACCATCGGCAACAAATCCACCCGCTTCCTGTCCGGCAGTTGCACCGTCATTAAATACATAAGCAGTTTTCATCCTTGTAGAAGGTACTTTAATAATAGGAATACCGTCAATAGATTTTAGTTTAAGCGATACATTACCTTGAGTAAAGTCCATTACATCTAATTTCTTTTCTAGCTTATCAGCAGTATCCAGCATTGCAGCGATACCCATATTCATGGTAATAACAAGGGGTACACCTTCACCTACAGCATCATAAACCTGGTAGATATCAGCAACCAATTTCGCTAAAATATCATTTGTTGCAGCAGTGTAACCACCACTGGCCTTACTTCCAGCAATTGCAAGAGAAGCAATTTTGCTATACCGATAGGCATCCACTTCAGGAATTACTTTGGTTCTTTGGAATTCTCCTAGAACCATTCCAGCCGTTGCCACAAAATTAGTCTCATCTATATCCATTGCATCAAGAGAGAAAGTTCTACCTCTATCCTGAGTTAGTTGATGAGTTTGATAAGACAGAGTTACAGACCCCTTAGTAAATCCTGCATCACGGTCATAATCTGCAAGTCCATCCATTACAACAGAAGGGATTTTAACCTCATTACCACCATTATATTTAACTTGATTATCATTTAATTCCATCCAACCAGAAGTAGCACCCGCTACCATTTGAGCATCTAACTCAGTCTGAAAAATCTTTGCATATTCTAATGTATTAGCCATATTAAACCACCATATCCTTTCAAATTTTAATATTATTTAGTGCTTTCCTTAACGTCTAAGCCCGAAAAGACAAATTTAATTAACCTAGATTACTTCTAAATGTCTCTTGTATTGTTTTAATATCATTACCTTTAGCATCATTGGGAGGGGTATAGTTTCCATTGTTCATTCTTTCATTTACCAGTGCTTCAACATGTTTCGAGAACACACCCTCTAAAGAGTCAAGATTCTTAATTGTAGACTCTTCCGAATCTCCAAGAAAGAATTCAAGAATATCTTTTGGTAATTTCTTTTGATCGGCAATTAGTAAACTTTTATTTAACAGGGATTGCCTTTTCTCTTGTGCCTCTTTCTGATTCAATCTTTCTTCAAGTTCTCGAATCTTCTTTTGTTCAGGTGTTTCTTGTGGATTAGCCTTGGCAACTTCATCAAAAATCAATTTCTCCAAGTTATTTTTCTTCCAGGATTCTAGACCCCTAGTAAAGAATGAATCATTGTGTTTACCTAGCCATTTTTTACCTTCTTCAGTGGCAACAAACTGATCTACTCCCTCAGTCGTAACTTTAGAAAGCTCCGAAAGGTAGTTTTTAATGTCCTCATTGTCCTTATTTGTTTGAAAATAAGCCTTAATTTCTTGTAAATCCATATTTAATCTCTCCTTCTGCCCTCATAGTCCAATGCCTACAAGTGCAATTTTTTATTATAAATATAAAAAGACCACCCCAACAATTAAGTTGAAATGGCCTAATTAACTAATATTTTTTGATTGTTTCCATGAATTATAATCCTGATAATCAATAATTGGCTTTTTGCCTGAGCTATCTTTGATATTTTCCCGTCTTTTTGTTGGAGTCCAACCAGGGACTACGGGTATGAGACAACAACGGCAATTTGGATGTAATGGAGGGGAAGGATGTTCTTCATCAATATCCCACATCTTACCGTCTAACACTGCATCTTCTGGATTAGTAAGTTTATCTAGTGTGGCAGACCACATAACTTTTTTAACTAAACCTGAATCTTTATAGATTTGATTTTGTGCTTGAGATTGGCAACGGGCTACTTCGGTATGAATTAGCCTTTTACTCTCATAGGCACTAGAACCAAATTCTTTCTTAATGTCCCTGGCTAGTTTATCAATAGAAGTACCTTGAATCATTGCTTTCTCAACTGATTTTCTAACCCTTTGAACTAATTTAGATTTGTTATCCCATATCCTATCACTAAACATCTTTTCTTCTATAGGCATTTCTATAGCAGCTTTAACAAACTCAGGCTTTAAAATAGCAAAATTTATAGCAGTTTCAATACCTTTATCAATAACAAAGGCCGTTTGATAGTAACTTTCACTAAAAACATCCTCTAATATTTTTGTAGTGTGGCCTAAGTCAATATACCCAATTTCTTTTGCATGCTGGAGTAATTTATTCTCCAATTGCTTTAATATCGTATATCTTTGTTGCTTAGATACGCTCAAAGCACCATCAACTGCATACTTTACATATAGTTTTGCAATATCTTCTCTAACATCATTTAAGGCTCTTTTATAAGCTTCTAAGATTGGTTTCATATCTTTATCAACTAATCTTTCCATGTCTTCTTTGATTCTAATTATTTCTTGTTCAAACTGTTTATTCATCTAAATCAACTCTATCTAAATCTATCATATCTCTTTCATCTTTAAGCCTTTTCATTTCTTCATCTACATTATCTATAAAGCTAAACTGAGCAATACCAGTTCTAGTAGATATTTTATCTCCCGCTTGATTTATAATTTGGGCTGTCATAAAATCATCATGGGGTATCATCATGGTAAACTTGGCTTTAATATCAGTATAATCAAACTGTTTTCCAGTTTTAATACTTACATATCTAAATAAGTACTTCAGTCTATTCTTAATACAATCAGCCATAGCATTACAGTTTAGTTTTACCCGCTGCTCTAGCGAAATTAAACGTGTTCTTAATGCTAATGAGCTTGTGTTAGACTGAAGTTTCTCATTAGAATTGATATGTGAGCTTAATTCATAGATATTTTCTTTTATTGTGGTTAAGGTATTCTGAACGAATGAATCATTGATATTCTTTATAAGCCATTTAACATCAATTTTATCTCCATTAGGAAGTTTAAAAGCACCTTGTAATTTTGCTTTTTCTAATTCTTCACGCTCCATATCACAACCTAAAAGAATTAAATATGCATTCCTAAAATCAGAAATTTCATTAGAAATATCAGATAAATTAATCTCAAATGCATCTTGTAAGCCCTTTAAATCCTTATATAAAGTGTCATGTTCCATTTCCTCGGATATTGCACATAACGAGACAGGAACTCCACCCCAATTAATATTATTTAGAGTCTCACCAATAATGACATTATCGGCATAATGTACAATTCTATCTGGCAGATATAAGTCCATATATTCTTTATCATCAAACTTTTTATAAAAGAAGTGCATGAACAATACTGGATTATTATTCTCATCAAACAACCCATAGGCATTCAAAGGGGTTAGCACTCTAGCACAGAATCTTCCTTCATTAAGGTAATATAATTCATAGCAAAACCCAAATTTAAGCATATTTTTCATTAGATTTTGCTCATGTAATTCTGACCAATGTGCTGCATTATCGGTTATTTGTTTGATAATATCTTCATTAGATGAACGACTAATATAGGTTATTTTATTACCAACAGCATAGGACATTTCTTCCTTAATGAATTTCTTAATGAAGTTATTTTGGACTTTATTATTTGCCCTACTCTTGATAATCTGATAACCAACCATTGCATCAGTATCACCTTTATAGTAATTCTCCATTTTCTTAAATAGTGGTAATTGCATTCTATAATCTTCAATACATTTCTGTATTAATTGTTCATGTGTTAATTGTTCCAATTTATCACCTACAATCCTAATTTCGTTTTATCAAATGCAGTAGCAAATTGAATTATATTAATTTCATCAATAAGCCTGTCAAATTCGGCAAGCACATCAGGAGCATCATCGTGAAGGGAATACCCTTCCCCCTCATAATCAAGCACCTGGTTAATAAACCCTGTATCTTCTTCATTAAAAATAATAAAGCCACTATCCACTTTGCCGGATATGGCTCTAATTTTTGCTTCTTTATTTTTATTTTGACGCTCATTTATAATTTGGATATTACGAGATTTTAAAGATTTATCCTCATTAATTCTCTTCTCAATTTCCCTTTTATCTGTACCATTAAAGGTATTTTTTTCAATCCAAATTGCTTTAATATTTTCGTATTCCTTTAATAGTTTTATGACTTTATCAATATACTCGTCAAAAGTATACCGCTCAATAATACCTTTTCTTACCCATCTAAAATTGTTGCTGGTTTTACTGCCAACTAATAGAGCAGTAAAGTCATTATTTGATTTTGTTTCAACTGCTGGATCACAGCAAAGAATGGTCTTTTCAAAGGACTGAGATTCAATTTCTTCAGCGGATTTAGTTGTTGCTTGATGGAAAGCTTTTTCACCAATTTTAGAAGCATCATTTTGTAATTCCTGTTTAAAGGCTTGAGGATTAGAGTAATAGTCTATAGCTAGTTCTAAGCAATCCCATTTATCCTTCCATAAAACAGGATATTGCATTTCTCCTTCATGCTGGAAATAGAATTCTTTAGCTTCGGCAATTGGATCATTTAATTGGCTATTAAAATATATTTTTTTAAATTCTTCCCAAAGTCCAGAGTTATACAATTCATCTACATCATCAACCAAAACCGCTTTATGTACTATGTATTTATAGGATTTATCCTTAAGCAATCGGGACATGAAACAATCTCTATGTAAAATAGTCCCTAAGACAATGAATTTAGTAGCCATTTTAACTTTATTACCATCTCGAAATACTGCTTTATCTCCAGCATATTGCGAATCCTGAACCCAGGTATTATATTTTTTATCCCTTGCTTCTTGGGTAATAACGTCTGATTTACCCTGATAATCATCAGCAATAATAAGTGATGGCCTGTGACCATTAAATTTTTTACCACGTAAACTGCTCACACTGCTTATGGCCTGTATTTTAGTTTCGTTAACTAATTCCAGTTCTAGTTTATTAGCTGTATATTTACGAGAATCAATTAGCTTACCAAAAGTGTTTATTATATATGGATTCTCTTCAAATGCTCTCCTTATTTCCCTAATAAATTCTATAGCATCTTGTTCTACTTTTCCTGCCACAAGAGTATATATTGAAACCTTATAGCAATGACACCAAGTAGTAAGAGCAAAATCACATACAGTTGTCTTTGCTGCTCCCCTTGGCAAAACTAAAAGAAGTTTATCTGAATTATCTTTAATGAACATTGATTCTAATTCATTCCAGATATCGTAATGAACAGGGGCTAATTTTCTAGCAGTATTATCTAGTTTAGGAATGAATGTGTCTTGAAGATAATAAAGGCAGAAATATTCTATAGATTTGCTGCCTAACCACCAGGACAAGGATTTATCACCAAATAGATTATCTTTATATTCATGAAATAGCTTTTGAGCCATTTTCTTAGCTTTATCTAGGGTAAAGGATTTTTCTGACTGATAATATTTGATTAGGTACTGGTATAGGAGTTTACGGTTATCTTCTGTGTTGAATATTTCTATATTTTGGCTTATAGATATCACCACCTTATTCTGGGGCATAAAAAAAGAACCTATTGTAAGGTTCTCTATGACCAAATTTATTTGGTTTGTCTTAAATATTTTAAGTATTCGTCTATAGCAATTTTTCTTATTCTAGAAATATCATCTTTTAAACGAGTTTTATAGATACCTTCTGGTTGATAACACTGAAATCCTATATCACAAGCTCTACTTACGTAACTAGAATTAAAGCATATTTCCTCAAAAATTTTGGTAATAATATTTAATATTTTGCTTTTATCTTGATTAGTTTTGAAGGAAAGAGTGTATCTTTCTTCCAGGCTTTCCATCATATCGGGTCTATCTAAATAATCAGATGGATAGATTATGCTTATAGTATTGTTTTTAAAAAACAGTACATCAATATCTTTAGCACTGGCATGGTCTAAAAACTTTTTACAAAGAAAACCCACTTTTAAATTATTTTCATCTATTGAAAAACAAGAGAATGCAATAACACTATTATCTATTTCTTCTATAAATAATGGACTCTTTGTATAGGCATTCTCAATGGTTCTATTAAATAAATTTCTAATCTCACTAGAAACAGGAATATCAATATTATCTAAACTTCGCTTAAAATCTTCTATGAAGTCTCCTTGTCCTGCACCTGCACACCATCCCATATTCTTTAAATCATAGAGTTTTTGGTTATCATCTGTTTGCTCGACTTTGCCAAAAGCTGTTTCAATAACTCTAGTATCAGTAGCAATTATTGAAAAACTATCAGAAACATATGATATTACAACAGTCATTTCTTTCACCTCTTATATTTCAATTCAATAATAAGAGTATTTATCCTTTTAATACCTTATTTTTGTTATAAAAAATCGTGAAGGTTACTTCCGGCCTAGTCCCGGCTCCAAAAATAGAAGCATACCCCTATTTGTTCGCTATCTATTCGAGCAAATAAATAAGTGATGAATACTCACCACTCTAGTTTGTTATCTTGTTTTATAATCTTCTTTCATTAGTTCTACAGGTAAAACTTCTTTAATGTTTCGTCTATCTCATCCTGCGTTAGTCCGATATATTCCATCGTTACTGACTGTGAGGAGTGATTAAATATCTTTTGAAGTTTTACTAAGTCTTTTGTTTCTTCATAATAAAACCTTCCAAAAGTTTTTCTTAATGAATGATTACCAAAATGTTCTAACCCTAATTTATCAGCAATGCCTTTAACTATCCTATATGCTTGGGTAGTTGTAATATGGGGGTACTTACCGTTTTTCTGGCGAGAGGGGAATAAATAATCTTCATCACTCATACCCTGGGTATATCTATCTAACTCAACTCTTAATTCATTTGGTATAAACTGCGTTTTACTTTTACCTGTTTTTTGTTCCTGTAAGATCATATGACTACCTTTAACGTCTTTGACCTTTAATCCAACAACATCACCTATTCTGAATCCCATATTCAATTGAAATGTAATAAGAATATAGTTTCTTAGGCCAGATTTTAATGCTTCATCCTTATATCGCTTTACTATTGCTCTGTCTCTTATAGGCTGCACTAACATTTTAATACCCCCTAAATATAAGAGTGTGGATTAAATATCATTTTACTACACTCATTATATTACACTGGTGGGTATTTGTAAACTCATTTTAATACACTTAAAGTATTATTATGTGAATTTAGCTATGAATTTCTAAAACGAGTGTAATATTTTGAACAATTCATACACTCATTTTTATTCCTCTATCTCATCTTCCCACTCTTCAAACTCTTTCTCTAGGTCTTCCGGCTTAATATCAGCATTTTCCTGTTTGGCAGTAGCATTAATATTAAACTGTGAGACAGTTTTGCCTAGTGACCTGTCAATCCAATATGATAAAGCTTTCTCTTTGGTTCGGGAATCCTTAGTAGTTTGAATTAAATACCAATATTCATCAATGGCCTTTAGCAGTTTAGCATTAAACTCTTTTTCGCCCAGGGTTTTTATCTCCTGTAGACGTTTGTCCAACTCAGCCATAAATTCTTTATTATCTAACCAATTATAAATTGTTGTCCGATCTATCTGTAACCTCTTGGCTATTTCAGTTTTTGTTAACTCACCTTGAACTAACATTTCTATACATCTTACTTTTTTATCATCTAACACTATCATCACCACCTTATCAACAATCTACAAAATTATATAGAAAAATAAAAAAGCCAACTTTAATTAGTTGACTTTCTTAAATTTCATTTATAGTAATTGCCTAAAAACACAATCCACTAATTCCTTATTAAATTCAAGATACTTATTATCACAAAGATTCTTTTTAGTATTAGTTATATTATAATAACCTTCTCTATAGCGTACTCTCAAACTATCTATTACAGAGCTTTGATTTTTCTTATCTAGTTTGGTAAATTCCACTTCATTATTTTCACTATTTACTCTAATAGATACAGCACAATCAGGAAAAATCATCTTATTACTAATAAACTGTACCTTTTCATCAATACCATTTTCTTTAAAAATCTCATTTAAACCATGAACAAAATCAGAAATTTCTTTTGAAACTTTCTCATTCTCTATTTGTTCACTTCTAAATTTCCTAGCATATTCGACTTTCCAACTCATTATATCCCCTCCTTTTAACTATTTTCTATATAATTAATGATATCCCTGCAAATAATCCTAAATTATTCCAATATTATTTTAATCTAGCATCACCCCATGTTGCCTTAAGTCTGCTGCTAATACATGGAATATATCAAACCCCTCATTCTTTTTCTTCCAAACCATTGTTTTAACTTCCTTGAGCCTCATTAAATAATCCTTCAAAAAATAATTCTCTTTATACTCATTAATCAATTCGAACATTCTTTCGCTCTTATCAAACCAAAGCAAAACCCTATCATTTTCTTCGCTAACTTCTTTAACCTCTAACCCCCGATTCATAAGATATGCTGCCAAACACTGACTTCTGATGTGATATAAATTTTCCATAATAAACCCTCCGATTTTAATATTAAATTCGATGCGATTTCGTCAGACATAACATGACATTTATTATTGAACAGGTATATTTACCATGCGAACTAATAGCACATTAACATTTGTAAGTACCTCGGACAGTACCTTACAATTGATAGCTTTGATTATAAATTTTCCCCTCAAAAACAAAGACAGGGTAGTAACCCTGCCTTAAATTTATATAGTCTAAACAGATTTTTAATTAATATCAAATACAATATTTCCTACATCTTTTCCAACTTGAATTGATTGATTAGATAACATACATATACTTCCATTTTCTTCATTATCATCCCAACCCAATGAAGATAAATGAATAGCACCCGTCACCTTTAAATTTCCATGATTCTTAATTGTTCCGTAAACATATAAATCACCATTTATTTTTACATTACCTTTTATATCAATTACTTTATCGGCTTCTATTTTTACATCACCATTAACTTCTTTGCTATTCCATGTTTCATGTCGTTTTGTTTTATTATCAGTAGCATTAGCCTTATTTTTAGAATCGGAACTAATAGTAGTAGTCCCAGAATTCCAATTCTTAACCGAGTCAGGTACATTTGTATCATCATCACTTTGACCTTCAATTATAACGGTATTGTTTTCTGCATTCCATTTAACTTCAGCCCCTAAAGCCTCACTTAAAAACCGAAGGGGTAAAAATGTTACTCCATTTATTATTATAGGTGGGGAATCTATAACTATATTTTGACCATCAATAATAGCGGAAGACTTATTTAAAAACAATTTAATCTCTTTATTATCTTTAGTTATCTTTATGGATTGGTTAACATCATCCCACTCAACTTCAGTGCCTAATGCTTCTGCAATGGCTCTTAATGGAACCACTGTCCTCCCAGTTATTACTCGTGGCTGCTCTTGGCTAACTATTTGCTTACCATTCACTATTAACTTAATATTCGAAATTTCACCAAATGAATTATAAGGACACGTTGAAAGCAATAACGCAGATAACATTACTGTTACTAATTGTTTTTTCATAAAAATTATCCCCTTATAGTTTTTAGTAGATTATTCTAATAAACACTCTATTAGTCCTTTAATCTTTTGGAAATTATTGTCGACATAATACTACTATTTTTAAGGGATATAACTTAAAGACATTATATTTTTAATTTAACCAAATATAGCAACGACTCCAGTAAGGGGTTGATCTATCCTTTGACCACCTGCATAAACACCTCCAGGGGCATTTAGTATTAATGATTTTGCACCACTATCAGAATATATATTAACTCCAGTAGAACCCCAATGTATACCGCTCCAGTTAGAGGGATTTAAGTATAAATTATTCCCTATTGTGGCATCAGTACCAACATTAATAGTTGTATTAGATGAAATTTTACCACCTACAATATTAGGTGACTCGATAGTGGTAGAAGTTATTTTTGTAGAAGTAATATAACTAGGCAACGCACTAGCTGGTAATGCCCCTATATCTCCAGGTTTGGTTGGTATTTGCCCAGTAGAAGCCACATCACTAGGTAGGTTCTCCCAGTTAATAGAACTACCAGGAGCCATTACAATATTGCCTTCAATTTTTGTTATTCCACCAACACCAGTTTTGAGTGTTGTACCTTCTATGCTACTAGCTAATTGATTTAATTCATCTTTGACATCTGTTCCGTCTATTTTTAATTCTTCACAATCTATTCTTCCATGAACATCTGCATTTTGAACTGTTAAATCGCCTTGAAGGTTAACTCTAAAAGGAGCTAATTCAAAATTACTATTACCTAAGTAAATATAATTGTAATTTTTATTATTAGCATTTTGTACTAACACCTTTGTATCTGAGGTAGTGTAATAACTATCATTCAATTTGATTAGCCTTTTAATATTCTTTTCTTCAATTTTTCCATCATAGAATTTATCGGTTCCACTTTCAGAAATAGAATATATTTTTAAGATCCCGCCAACACCCTCATCTGCAACATTATCATATGTTTGTTGGTAAGCGTAGGCTAAATTGAAGTTTCTATCCCTTTTTAACCCTTCATACATATACTTATTTATTAATTTGTTTGCTTCAGAACTTTTAAATCCACCTGTCCAAATGGTAGTTCCTTCACCGGGATTAATTAGATTTATTTCATAGTTTTTAGAAGGGTAAATAATATACGAAAGAACTTTATTGTTCTTAACTTCAACAAAAAGTATTTCAGATATGGTACATTCACCCAAACTAGATATACTTATTTCATCTTTATGTTTATATTCGATCTCTTTAGCAATCTTAATTAGATTATCAATAGTTCTAATTTCCTGTTTCTCATATGTATCCATAATTAAATTACTTAGGGTCATTTTGCCAGAACAAAAGATAATTTGATTATTAAAAGTCCATATCTTCTTTCCTTTTTCATGAACCCTATATATTTTATCATGTATTACGCTACTTACCGCTGAATCCACTCCAACAAAGGCACAATCCTTTGATATCATGGCAACACATAAACTCATAATCATTTACCTCCCAAATGCCTACTCAACGCCACGTTAACTCCCTTATAAACACGAAAACATATTTCATTTTCAGTGTCCTTAAGTAACTCCTTTACCCTGGCAAAATGATCATCCAGCATTTCCTGTATTTCTTCTTTAGTCAATTGAGCCTTTTTACTTCTGCTGGTTTTCTTAGGCTTATCTTCTTTAGGCAGAATAACTTCCTTTTCCAATAACTCAACAACATTATTTTCCTCAATAACATTGGTTTCTGCATTCTCTAACTCAACTTTTAATTGTTCTAATTTTAGTAAATCTTGTTCTTTCACCTTATTTACCTCCGTTACTTTCTTTTTTTAGTGGTTTCTTCTTGGCTTTATTTTTACGGTCTAATCTATTCAAAATATCCTTATGTTTTTTATTTGACTCTTTCAAAAACTTTTCTAGCATTCTGTCGAACTTATTCAAAACCTTCACTCCTAAAATATAATCGGTCACTCTGAGTGACCGTAGCACCTATAAAATAAAAAACTAGGTGATTCTTTACCACCTAATCTAAAAAGTACGTCCATCTAAAGGACTCGGAAATATTTCTCTGTCACTTGGTGACAACACTGGCTCCAAGGCATCGTTCTTTCTATAATTGTCTGCATCATTATAGTCTGCCTACCGGCGGTCGCCTTCCAGCGGGGAATGTCCGTATTAAAATTTTTCGCTCTAAAAGCGAAAAATTATTAATCCGTCCATGTTGAAAATTTTTATTATTTATTATTAATTATGAGAAGAGAATCTATTGGATTATAATTTATCACGTTTATCTTTTATTTTATTTTTGTCTATGGTTTATGGGCTTCGCCCACACCCAAACAAAAAGTAAAAGTAAAAAATAAATCCTGAAATTATAATGTTTTATTTTTATTACCACCCTTTTTGGGTGTAAACCTCTATATAGAGCTTATCACCCAAAAAGGGTGGTAGAACTAATTAACTAACTAATTGTTCAACTCTCCAAGCACTCTTATAATTTTTCTTTTTACCATTAATGATTTTACTCGTTGGAAATTCAATTATTCTATATGGTATTTCCATCTCTTCTAAAGCTCCATTTAAATTATAAATTTTCCTGAGTAATTTACCATTACTTTTAACATCTATTTTCTTAATTAATTCTTCCCTGTCTTTAAGTTGTAACATTACTTGCCCCTTTATGCTTGCCAAATAATTTTCTAAATCATTTGATTTATAATCTTCTTCAATAGTTCTATAATCCTTTTCATATTTAAATAAATTTTGTAAATATTTACAATACCCATACTCTCCATATACTTTCATTTCAGCAATATCGTTTAAATCAAATTTACATTTAAAATACATTAATTCATTTATCTTTTTAGTCCCTTTATCATCTTCTTTAACAATATCATCATAAACAATATTACTATAATCATTAGATTTTGCTCTTGGATATTCAAGAAGATATTCTTTAACAGTATGTTTTCGCAAATAGTCCGCTTTCTTAATTTTATTTTTCAATTGAGTCTCCATACCACCTAATTGTTGATTAGTTATAGTTTTAATATATACATTTATTTTATCATCATCATTTTGTATTCTTCTTCGTCCTAAACATTGAATAAGCACTCCAATATCTTGCACATCTAGAACTACATGTTTAACATTTTTGTCATTAATATTTACGCCAGCATCAAGGCAAGTAGTTGTAATTAATATCTGTTCCTCAAACATTTCATTTTGGAGCATATCAGCTATTTTTTTCTGATCTACATACTTATAAAATCCCTTATTGTTATTCTTGCTACAATTAAACAAACATACATTTTCATATTTTTTATATAAGTTATACGCCTTCTCAACAGATTGTATAAAGAAAATCCCTTTATCTTTTTTCTCTATTGCTTCTTCAATAAATTTTTCTAATGTTTCATTCTTGTTAAAGAAAGTCAATGATTTTATAAATTTAAATTCTATTGGTAACTCATAATCAATAGTATTAATCTTTCTAATATAATTAATATATCGTTTCATATAGTCACCAGTAGCACTCATAAATATTATCTTTTTATCATTTTGTGCTAATATCATATCTAGACTTATGTCTGTCTTTATATTAAATGCAGCATCACCTAGAAAATAATGGAATTCATCATTAACGATATATTCATATTCTGAGAAATCGAAAAATGCACTATTCTCTAGACTCTGGTATGTCTTAATATCTATTGTGTCTGTCTTTTTGTCTTTTTCTATTTCTTTTCGAAATTGATCAACACAGTTAATTCTATGTATTAACATTAATATCTTTTTATTATTTTGCTTACATAAATCGTATAAGATATTTTTGATAAAATAACTTTTTCCGGCTCCAGTTCCAGCAGTGATAGTTATAATATCCCCAGGACTCCATCTTAAGACTTCATTCGCTGTAATAATGTGACTTATTCTTTTCATCCATATAACCACTTAGCCCTTTCTTTTTCTTATTTAATTCGGTTCAATTTTTCATTGACAATTGATTTTCCATAATGATATATTAACGTCAGGAGTTTTATTGATTCACGCCAAAAATATATAGTTCTAAGGTGCGTCATCCTAGACGTTCCTTTTTATTTAGAAATCAAAGGTATTACTAATTTGCAATACCCCTGCTATGTATAAATTCCCATAGCTCATCCAGATAAGCTTTGTTTTGGAGGAGGCAGGTTCCGACCCTGCATGTATCTGGCAACATAACCAATGATATTATGTTAAGAGCGAAATTGCATTATATTAACCTGGCTGCTGATACCCAGGGTTAATATCTAACCTTATGTTTCTTTTCAAATTCTTCAATAAACTCATTGTATTTTGCAATTAGTTCGTCAGAGAGATTGATTAAATTATTCTCCCATTGACTTATAGCTGATGCTGAACAACCACAATATCTGCTCACATCTATTAACCTAATACGGTTTCTTTTGCGGAATATGATATACCTCTCACGACCCTTCATTATGCTAGTCATTAGCAAACTACTTCACCTCTTTTTAAATCCTAAATTATATTAAAAAATTTTTAAGTAAAAAAATTTTATTATTTATTTACCTTACACATTTTTAAGTGAGAAGGAATGTAGTCCAATCGCAGCAATCCAGGTACTGCTCCTATATCCCTTCTCATAGTGTAAAAATATAAATAATGCTAATAAACCATTGTAAATTAAGTGTTTATAGTATGTTTTTATTATATTAGAGTTGGTATAAAACCAGTTATAAACCATTGTATTTATTGTGTTTATAAAGGTTTTCTAAATGTTAACAAACTTTTTTCTTTTGTCTTCTATTTCTCATACTAATTTTAGACCTTTCATTCTTAACTTCGTCAGCACAATGTTCACACATTGTTTGTCTATTAGATGTTCTCTTGACTCTCTTATTACATTTGGAGCATAAAATAGAATTAGTATCAATATTACTCTTTAAATTCTGAACTATTGCATCTCCAAAGACATTAAATAATAGTTCTTTCCTACCTTTTCTTTCATTTTTATTTTTATATACATACTTAACAATCATATCTACTGCATCTTCATATTTAATGTTATTTTCTTCAAAACACATATTGAACTCATACTTTAGAGTTTCCCACGTTGCAGAAGAAATTTCTTCTTTTGTCATTGAGGTATTTTTATAGAAGTATTTTTGCATTTCTTGATTGAGTCTTTTATACTCTTTGATAACTATATGATTAATTTCTATCTTTTTATTTCTAAGTAAATTGTCATATCGAAAATGACCAAATTGACTATAATCATATTTCTTATATGGGATATCTTCTATTCTTTTGCATATTTTATTTACTGTTGAGTTGTTTATTTTTTCTAAATCATACTCCCTATAGTTATCTTTAACAAATCTAAAGAAGTAAGGTAATTTAATTTTCTTATCAACATCATTGATTTTTTTATTCATATCACCTTTAATTTTAGGCATAAGTAATGTTTTGGCTGCATCAATGCTGAAGTTATTTATCGTACAAATAACCTTGATCATTTCTATATCATATTCATTACTATTCCATAATCTAGTTAGTTTATTGCTATACTCCCCAATGTTCCCATACTTAAAAGCAGAAACTAGAGAAGTATATATATTATCTGAATTAATTTCCTGTGGTTTAGCAACACCCATTTCGTAATGCAAAGGGACTATCCCCTCTGTATTTCTTTTGGCTATTTCTATTAGTTTTTTATCTGTTCCAACTACAGCCAAGTCGCCATCGTTATCGAACATTAGTAACTTACTGATTAAATCATGGCAACTAGTATAAACACCATTTGTAATAAACCAATTTTCATTTCTATAGTCAACCACATTGTTTCTTATTCCCCATTCGACAAATAAATGAGGGTTACGATTAACTATTATTTCAGGTTCATCTTTATATAATTTACAAGATACTTCGCCATTTTTTAATAATCCAACAGGGTATTTTCTTCCACCTAAACTATATTCCATCCATGCGAATACATCTGGAAGCAAATATGTGTACCTTATATTATCTAACTCGAATTTACCACTTTTTGCTTCTTTCTTCTTAGAATTTATTTTATTAGACAACTTGGTTTGTACAAATGGATCTTTAATCAATTCAGGGTATATAGTTAATGCTTGCTGAAGATAATTTTTCTTCTTTTTCTTCTCATTTGCCCCTAAAATATCTAACATAAAATCTTTTTGATTATATGCTTTTGTTAAATAATCAACAACATCTTTAGTAAAATAATCTATTTCACAATTTTGCATACACAAGAGTGTTTGCCACATTTGATATGGAACATGCTTATTTTTAAACTTATTTTGGTCAGGCTCTACATTACATTTAGAAGCATGACAATTATTATCTTTAAATTTAGTTTTATAATCTTCCCATGACAAATAATACTTTGACATTTTGAATTGGCTTTTAAAAAAAACATATCTTATATCATCTTTTTGCAAGTCCCATTCCTTACCATAAATATCAGTAACTTTATAGTTTCCGTTATTATAAGTTTTGCACCAAGTTAAATAGTCACAAGGGGTAAGCAAACCTTTAATCCAGGGCAAACGCACCATAAAGTTTTTACTTGATTCACTAGGAAGAATCCATCCACAACCATCTGAATGGGTAATAGAAATTTTCATTGTTCTCCTATTAGATTTATCATTTATTTCCCAATAATTTATTTTCGCTACTTCTTTATTCCTTTTCTTTTTGATTTCAGTTACCAACTTTTTTTCTATATAATCTACTTCGCCTTCTACTTTTGTTTCAAAATCAGGTAATACTATTGCTTTATCAATATCAAAACTTTTCCATTTATCTGTAGCCCCATTACATAGGGCAAGATAGGCTAGGTACTTATTAATATTACAACCATAATGCTTTTCACCATCAATTATAAATTCCATATTATTTATTTGTTCTTCGGTTAGGCCACACATCAAAGTATTTTTGTATTGTTCCCAAAGAGATTTTTTGATCATGACTATTTTTTGCTGTCTAATTTGACCAGCACTAGATGTAAAATAACTATAGACATCATCTTGGAAAATACAGCCTCTTTTAATTAATTGTTTAAGTATAGAATATTTTTTTATTTTAATGATGATTAAATCAGTTGTAAGTTTGTTATATTCGAGGTTTAATGTTCTAGTTAAGTATGAGTCAAAGATAGAAATCATATTGTATTTTGATACCTTTTTAGGATTTAGAATACGAACATCTTTATATTTCTCTATTAATTGATCAAGTAACTTCTTTAGTTTGTTATGTTTCTTTTTACAGCCTTGATATGTTGGGTTATTTTTTAATAATGTTTTAAATGCTTTTGATTTAATAATGTATTTATAATCTTTCATTAACTTATTGATATATTTTTTTATGTCTTTGTTTAGTCTTTTTGAGAAAATCAAATGTCTAAAGTCAGTTAAATTATATTTAATATTTTCTTTATTGGTATTACATAAGGGGCAATTGAATCCCATTTTTAATAACGAATATAAAGTGAACTGCTCTATAGACTGCATTTTAATTTCTAACCATTTTTTTCTTCTGCTTACCTTCTCTTCATTATGTAAAAACTTTTTCTCTTTATCCGAATAAAAGCTATTTGCATTGACACTATAAATTTGTATTTGTTTGTTTAGCAATAAAGTTTCCTCCAATTCTTTGTTTAAATTTAATTTGTTTAATCTTAACTTTTATTACTCTTAATTTAAGTAGTAAAAGTTTTTCGGTGATAAATTAATTTCAACATTATTGAGCTTTGCATCTATAAATTTCTTTTGCTCTGGCGTTAATATAGAATAAATCATGTCAAATGCTCTCAAATGGTTTCCAAAGTATTCATTGTGTTGAAAGAAAAAGTCTTGGATTTTCTTAAATTCGCTCATTGCTTTTTGATAATTTTCTGCATCCTTGCTCAATGTTTTAGCATTATTGCTTAATTCATCAGCATAATTTGAAATTTTTCTTCTATATTCTTCTATCTCTATAACTACTCTATCGCATTTTTTACACATATTAGATTCCTCCATATTATTTTCTATAGTTTGGTTAGGGGGTAGCAGCCAGGCACATACTCCTGGCTGCTATCCGCAATTACTTATTTCCTAATTTGAGGAAATTGTGGTTGTTCAAATGTTGGCACTTGGATATTGTTTTGAATATTTTTTAGGATATCTTCAGGTGATAAATTTAGTTTTATTTTTGTTGAATCTCCTCCAAATAATTTATCTACTATCTTTTGTACGTTGCTAGGTTGTTCCGTTGAATTAGGCAATGTATCCGGCTTTTTCAATTCATTAATGGCCTCTTGGCTAACTCCAAGGGTTTTTAATTGATTTACTGATAAATGAAATCTTTTAATATCGTTTGGATCAATTAGAATCCAATCATCAGCCCAAATATCTTCATTACCAGGGAGCCATTGCTCCGATATACTCTCAGGTTGTTTTTGAGTAATTACTTCAAACTCTTTATTTTTACATCTGACAAATTTTCCATCCCAATTACTTCTACCTATTATTTTGTTGTCCTTAAGTTCTGATATTGCTTCTTCATACGTCATGATAATTTTCTCCTTATAAGTCAAAATAAATTTCCTCCTTTAATTTGTTAAAAATGGTATGTACAATTGAAACCCCTTGAACTCTACACAGCCCTCACCCCTTTCCAGAAGAAACAAAAAAACACAGTGAATTAGACCTACTACCTTAAAATTGGGCAGAGATCCCCCTGTGTTTCAGAAGTCTCCCATTGCCTATTTCTAGTTATGGACGCTAGGAACAGGAATGGGCTATATTAGTTATTATTAATACTAGATTAAATATTGGTTAGTTAATAAACGTCATTAACGACAATATAGAATCTTGTAATCTTCTTCCTGTTCCTGTTAGCGTCCATTTATGATCACTCCCTTCTCTACGTTTTTAAGGGACTTTATAACAACCCTTTAAATACTCATTATTGAAATTCCATAACTATGAACATCTCGAAATTCTTTCTCTTTGCCGTTTAGATAATCAGTTGTAGAGGATTGCATAAATAGCTCTATCCAAGCACTCATTTCTAACGTCTGCAAGGATTTTTTTTAATAACTGATTACCTAAACCATTAATATTTATTTATAACTCCTCTATTAAACAATTGTTTTGTTTAAAATAAATGTTTAATCCTTCAACTCTATTTTCTGCTTCCTGTTTTGTTAAAAAACAATCGAACCCAATTTCTCCACCATGAATAGCACTTCCAAATTGATATCTTATAGAATTAGTATCATTTTTATCTATTTCAATAATATGTCCTGGTATTTTTAAAACCTGTGCTTTTTTTCTTATTTTGTAATCATTATTATAATCGCCTTCTATCTCATACATACTAGTTACAAATACTTCATCACCAATATTCATCTGTCATCCCTTTTTCTCATTTTATTATTACTTTTAGTTTGTTTCTGGGATTAAAGGCATGATAAACCATCCATCATGCCCATTATAATTTACATGTTAAAGTTTTATTTTTCCTAATGCTTCTCCCAATCTTTCATTATCAGATTTCTCATCATTTTCAATCTTCCACAGTAAGTCAGCAATTAATTTCCTTAAATTAATTACATTGTTTGCCAGATAGCCATCACATCTTGCACCAGTTTTTTCATATATTCTTTCTTGTTCTAGATTTTAAAGAATATAATTAATCTCCGATAATTCTCTGCTAAATCTTTGGGAAATTTTTTGCTTATTCTTTTTGGTTTGTTCAATCGTAGCATCGTACATTTTTTCACACATTTGTTCTAGATCATTTTTCTCGTTATCTGTCATCTGTTTTATCTACCTTTCTCTATTAAATTTCTTTGGGACTCCCTAAAATATTTTTTCGTCTCGTTCTTTAGTTAATCTAATAGATTTTGAAATATTATCCTCTTTTACTAATTTTACTCCGCTTATAATGTTGCTATACTTCCTGTGAGGGACTACATATTGTAGTTTATCGTGTTTTGCTATTTTGAAGTCTACCATAAAATTAACAATAGAACTTGAAATAGTAAATCCTTGGTCAAATTGTTTTATGATTTGGTTATAGTCCTCCATGAAATTGCCAGTGTTGATTCTTAATACTTCTCTACTTTCGTTGTTTTCGTCAAATTCCAGCATATAAACACCATTGTATGTGGCTGGCTCAAATTCTTCATAATCACAGGCTAATATATAATCACTCATAGATTTTCCTCCATTCAAGTTAATTAATTGGTTGCAAATTTCCATTTAATACGTTTTTATTCTAAAAAAACACCTCTCAACCCTTGATATTACTAGCTTCACACCCTATTTTCTATTCACCTTACAATATAAAATTAGTATTGACATACTAACTTTGTTGTTTTATATTAGGGTAAGGGAATTGATATTCGCAGTATCTAATTCCAAATTTTTACCTACATTTCCAGATTATTCTATTCGATTTTCAAGGAACGATCTTGCATAATTAGTTAGATAGCAACAAAAAAAGGTATTGCTCCATACAATACCTTAACCTACCTAAAGATTTTTAGCATTGTATCCAAAATATAAAATAGCATCACCACCTTTTCAGAGGTACTTTTAACGGAAAGCTTTTTAGCGATCCGTTATTTGTAGTATAGCTCTTTTTGTAGTTGGATGTCAATCATTGTTTTGTCAGCAAATTCCGACAATTTATTACTCTGATTGTTAACCAGGGAAAAATTTCCTTGGTTTTATTATTTAATCATCAAAATAATTAGAATGAGCATCTTCATATTCATCTTGCCGTAGTTGTTCATGAAGGAATTTTTCATAACCTTCCTGAGAATTGCCATATATTTTGTGCTTCTGGTATGTCTCCCAATATGGTAGATAATAATCATCGAAATAATGTTTTGTTTGGAGCCATTTTTCGAACTCTAGTAGATATCCAATCTCCCCTAGGAATTGATACATAAATCTTGCATAGATTTCTTTTTGCATCGGATGCTCCGGCTGTAGTTCTGGTTGTTGTGGTTCCGGCCACTTTATTAAAGGAAAATTAATAACTTTACCCATAGCCTTACCCCTACGCCGTCATTCTTCTAACAAATTCTTTAGCAATTTTCACAAATATGGGCTTATATTTTTTTCGGATTGCTCTCTCTATTTTTTTGTGTTTGCTTATGCATCCTTTAGGTATATCATGACTTAATATAAATAAATTGGGTAATTGATTCTCTGTAGGGTATACCGGAAAATCATTTCGATTAGCATAAACTAGTTCCCATGATAAACCAGGAATTTGAGCAACTTCATTAAGTTCTTTTAGCTGCTCAATTTCAGCAAGAGCTAATTCTTTTGAATTATGCCACTGGGTAGCATTTCTGTTCGCAGTATAACACCATTCTGTTTCGCTACCATCCAAATTTTTAACTGTTGTCCTTAAAGAACCTCCAATACAACCGAAAGAATCAACGATAAAATAACCGAAATGTTCTTTCATATTAATCTCACCCCTACTTATTTATTGATTATAGTATATACAGTAATCATTTCTTTGTCAATGTTTAAAATAAAAAACTCTGTGCTATGACAGAGTTTTCCAACGAATATATTCCGAAATCGATTTACCTTGTTCTTCTGCTTTAGTTTTAATAATTAGCCATTCCTCATCAGTACATTTAAAAGTTCGCAATTTATATTTATCTTCATCCTTTACTGGTTTACGTCCAGCCCCTTCTCGTTTACCGCCACGTTTCGATTTTACTTCCATAAAATACTTCCCCCTGTCGAACTTTTGATTTCTATATATATTATAATCAGATATTACCATGTTTAGCAAGAATTGTCATTAATAAGTCAAAAATAAAACCAGTCCGCATAAGACTGGTTCTTCATTTCCTTAATTTTATCTTTCCCCAATTCATCAAGTAATTCCTTTTGTTCTTGTTCAGATAGCTTAGTCCATATCTTAGATGCGGAAGTTTTTGATATAATGCCTGTATCAAGTAGTTCTTTAATTTCAGGTGTAAGTTTACGTTCAATTTCAAGAAGTTCTCGCAATGTTCTTTCTGGAATCCCTAATTGACTTGCTATTTCTTGTTGAGTAAGAGCAGACTGGAGATAATCGCCTCTCTGTCCATGCTTTAAACCACACAACTCAACATACTGAACTGCTACTTTTCTTTGTTTCACAGGATCATTCTTCCTGAGATAATATCGCATAAATCTTATATGCTGTTGTTGCTTTAAGTTTGTTGGATTCTACTAGGTCTTGTAGTTCTGGGATGAGAGTAGTTAATTTTTTATAATTATGTAATTGTTGCGGTGTTAATCCAATTTGTTCAGCCAATTCTTCTTGATTCGGAGTCTTAAAATTATTTGAAGACTCCTTTTTATTAAATTGATTGCCATAAAAATCTTTTCCACCATGTTTAATCCCATAAATCCTTTCTAACTCAACAATGCACTTAGCCATTTTCATTGGGTTAACATTGCCAATTCCAATTATTTACTAAACAGAAAACTTCTCACCGTCAAATTAGACGGAAAGATTAATTACTAAACATATAAAAGAAACTGGCTCCATCCTCATAAACTTTCTCGTTATTGGGAATCTCTCTGATCTTCCGCTCTAACTGGTCAATTATTGCCATAAGATTTTCATGAAACTGGCTTACTGTAATATCATCCTGCTTATATGACTTCATTAATTGTGGCTGGTTGGCAATTGATTCAAGAATTGCCAAAGCGGTCTTTAATATGTTTGTATTACTGGCAGGGTTATAATTTTCACTGTCCACAAGGCCATTTTCCTGGCAATAAATATCTAATTCAGAAGAAGTGAGGGAAATCCCCTTAGTTCCATTTCTAAGAGTTCTAAATTGGTCATAGTGATACCTCCTTGAAATTGGGAATAAAAAGAAGTGATACTAAACCACTTCTTTTAAATACAACATCTTTTAAGAATTGAATACTGAGTTATTCCATTGATACGTCCACTCACCATATGTTCCATGTACTTCTAGGTAATACCATCCAACATAATCAACAGAAACTATTTTATCTGCCACATAGTCACCAATCTCATTTGCTATAACCTCAACCAAATTTTGGTTTGAATCTGATAGTTTTACTATAAAATTGCCTGTGCCCTTATAAGTTCCTGTGAAATGCAATTGGCCACTCGAAATATATACTTTCCATATTTGTTTTTCATTAGTATCAACAATTTTTTGGGGTTTATATTGATCTTGACTTACAGTAGTATTTATTGTTGTTTGTAATTCTGTCTCTTTTTTATTAACAAGATTATGTTTAAAAGATAAAATTTGTTCCTTCATTGGGCCATTATAATTATCTGAAACTTTTTCTATTGTGATTTTTGCAAGTGATAAATTATTTTCACTCTTATATTTTTGTGCTCTTGTATAATCGCGAATAGGTTTAGCATCTTTATAATTAAGTTCTACCAACCAATTTAGGTATTCTCCTTCTTCCCATTTTTCTGCCATAACTGAATTTATTATTTTCTGATATAATTCCTCTTGACCTTTTAATATTTCTTGGTGATTTTCCACATGTTTTTTACATAATAGAATTTCATCAGCTAATGGGCCATTATAGTCATTAGGTATATCGTTAGTAGTCAGTAAAAGATGAGGAGCAGGATTATTATTATTCAATTGTTGCTTTACCCAGGCGTAACAATGTAAAATTTCAAATGTTTTGTTATCCTTGTATTTCACTTTTAAATCCATTAACGTACTTGCTGCTTGCTCCCATTTCTCTTGTTTTAAAAGTTCAACTGCTTCTTGTTGCTTTTGATCCTCTTCACTAAACGTTTTACCATCTCTTTTTACGTTTGATTGACTAACACAAGATACAATAAATAATAGAAACAAAACCATTAGGAAGAAAAGGATATAAAGTTTCTTTGAAGTTATAATACCCATTCCCCCTTAAACAATTTATTTCTATACTACATTAGGCAAGGGGCTATATCACCTACTTCGGCAAACATAGAATTATTTCGACATTATTTTTAATAATTAATTTGTTTATGAGATTTTATTGTAAATTTTAAATTTAAATCTATTTGGATATAACATCATTTATATTGATGTTAAATTTATGATTTTTATACACATTTTCTTCTGTCCACTTATCTATAAATTTACTTGTTTCTTCATCAATAAATTTTTCTCCACACTGGCTGCATACCTCGTGTCGGATGTTTGGAATTGTATATTTTTTCCTATCGAAACTAAAGGTAAAATCTAAATTTTTAATTTCAATTATTCCATCACAAATTACACATTTTTCCATTATTTTTTTTACTCGTTCTTTCAACCTTTCAATGTCTACGTCCTGGCCTTTTCGCTGATAATCTTTAATAGCTTTAATATCTTTTGCCATATTTCTTTGTGTTTTTTCGAGTCTTACTTGACCTTGTTTGATTTCTTGCAACTCAGCGATAACTTGTCTTAATAACTCTTCTATCTTGATCACACCCCGTTATAAGTTAAATATATAATAAAATAAAATAAACTAAAGCTAACATAGATAATACGGGTAAAAGTCTTTTAAACAAAAGTTTATGCATGTGTTTGCATCCTCCTTTTATACTTTTACATATGATATGATACATTTTAAAATAGGGAAAGCACATAATTTGGTAAATTGTTATATAATAGCTGGTTTGGAAATGTTTTTCTGAAAGTGTTGTAATTGAGTTGGTGAAATTATTTCATGTCCATCAGTCGAAGTCATTTAGACTTCACCCTGGTTAATAATTCTTTATTGTCTTTTGATTTCACCTAACGTAACGTTAGTTAGGTAATTAATCATTATCATCACTTTTAGTCAGGGTAACATTGACCCATAATATTGGAAATTATTTGTCAGTGTAACACTGACAATATAAACCACTAGATTGGATCATCAATCATCAATTTGGCAGACGCAATATAAATGATACTCAAAAGGCATATTTGAGGGGTTTGCAGTATGAGAATGAGAAAAATAGATGTGCTTTTAAAGGTAATCAATATACTAAAAAAGTGGTAACGGAAGAAAATTCCACCACCACTTCTACAGATAAAAAACCATTTCAATCAATAAAAACAGCCGAACGCACAACATCAAGTAAGTGAAAAACACTAGGTTAGACCGACAAAATAGGGTCTAGGAACGTAGCAAATAAGGTTAGAGTATAAATGTAGTAGGTGAATTTTTTGAAGGTTTAGAGAGGGGATTTTTGATAATTAAATCAGAAATTCTTATTAATATGGCAGGAAATACCTTTCTTCTGTTGAATGTTGGTAGGTGGAAAGGTTGACAAAATTTTGGAAACCTTAAAAGTAATGTTGGTATATCCTAGTGGTTTTAATATTGAAACGAAAGATATTCAATTAAATCAAACTGAATTAATAGGGATGATGTTATCCAATAAAGTAGGTAGTGAGGGAAATTATTTTACAATAAAAGATAAAATATATGAAGATACGAAAGACGGTTATGTAATTACAATAATTTTAGAAAATCAAAACTAAGAGTCAGTAAATGACTCTTTTTTATTTTGGATACAATTAATTATCTGATAGAAATACCCCATTCAAAAAATATTCTTTAAAAACAAAAACCTCTAAGAATTTCTTCTCAAAGGTTATTTTTCATTCCGAATCCATTCCGAATCTTAGGAACTTTACGGGTACTTTGGGAACCTTTTTATCACCTTAATCTTCTCTTAAAATTTTGTTGAAGCCCCGTCATTCCTAGACTTTTAAGGATTCTTTAATTTTACAATTTGGTGCGCCTGACAGGAATCGAACCTGTGCACCCGGCTCCGGAGGCCGGCGCTCTATCCCCTGAGCTACAGGCGCATTTATTATGCTATTCTATTATAGCAATAATTTCTCATTTTGCAAGAGAAAACAACAGGCAGCGTTAGATCAGCCTTTACAATATACCATTAGTTATTAGCCAAAGCAATATTTTTTTGAAAGGTTTTTTAAATGGCCCGATAATCTACTGTCACCGGGCTTATCCGATGTCCCTAGAGATTAACTTGTTTCAGCACATCCTTTAATGTTGCTGCCGAGTTTCTTAGGGCAGCTTTTTCTTCCTCTGACATGGAAAGAGCTAAAACCTGCTCCCGGCCAGAACCATTGACAATGCACGGCAGGCTGAGGCAGCAATCCTGTATGCCATAGATGCCATCCACTAGCCCTGATACAGAAAGAATAGAATTTTCATCCCGCAAAATACTTTCGCAAATCCTTTTGATGGCAAAGGCAATGGCATAGTAGGTAGCTTCTTTACGCTGAATAATTTCATAGGCCGCAGTACGCACTCTATGAGCTACCTCCTGCCTGTTCACAGGTTCCAGTCCTCGTAACTTAGAGAATTGCTCCAGGCCCATTCCTGCCACATTGGCAGTACTCCAGAGAGGTACCTGAGAATCCCCGTGTTCTCCTACAATATAGGCATGAACATTGCGAGGCTCTACGCCACAGTATTGTGATAGTTCTGATCTAAACCGTGAGGTATCCAAGACTGTTCCAGAACCAAAGACTTGGCTTTGGGGCAACCCCGATATCTTGAGCGCTGCATAGGTAAGAATATCAACTGGATTGGCCACCATGAGAAAGATAGATTTACCACAGTATTTTAATAAGTGGGGTAGACTTTCTTTTAAAATGGCAATATTTTTATTCACTAGATCCAATCGAGTTTCGCCTGGTTTTTGGTTAGCTCCTGCGGTAAATACAACAATGTTGGCACCTTGGCAATCTTCATAATCACCAGAGTAAATATCCAGCGGCTTGATAAAGGCGGCTGCATCCCCCAAATCCATAGCCTCACCGGCGGCCTTTTCTTTATTTACATCGACTAAAACTAAATCACTGGCTAAACCACTGGCCAAGATGGCAAAGGCAGCCGAAGCTCCCACTTGCCCGGCACCAATTACCGCTATTTTAACACCCTTCTGTAATTTCAATTTTTTTCACTCCCTGGTTATATTTCTTAATAAGGCTTAAAACTAGTATTTCCGGCAAAATAAATACTATGTTTTATTAATTTCCAAATTTTGATGATAGACGAAGTAATGGAAAACTTGTACAATAGACCATAACTTAAAAAGACAGGCCGAATCTCCGGCAAAACCGGAGTACGGGGGACTAAATATACCCGGGGTGAATCCGTAACCTTTCCACGGAGGTGTTAAAAGGTGCGGTAGGGTGCCCTTCAACCCGAACCCGTCAACTAACCTCGAAGGCCAAAAGAGGGGGAAAGTTCATATGAAGTTCTTTGTCCGTTTTAAACGGGCCATAGTATTGGTTTGCCTTTTAGGCCTACTTGTGCCCGCTACAGCAGTGTATGCTTACCAATATACCGTGACCTTAGGAGATTCTCTATATACCATTAGTCAAAAAAACAACATCAGTATTGATAAAATCAAGTCTGCTAACAATCTCAGCCAAGATTTGATTCACCCTGGTCAAGTATTAAATATACCCGATAAGCAAAGTCTCCCAGCAGAGACAAAACCAGCAGCGACTCAAGCCCAGCCTGCCAATTCTACATACACCGTACAACCGGGGGATAGCCTCTATGTAATTGCTGAAAAAAATGGCTTGCGTCCAGAATCTTTAATGTTAGCCAATAGCTTAAGCGGCACATTAATTTATCCGGGTCAGCAGTTGATTGTACCCATTGCTGCTACCCGCAGCACTACTCCCATGGCTGCGGAAGTTAGTCGCAGTGCTAAACGCCCGGTAATCCCTTTTACTGATGAAGACCTTGACTTACTGAGCCGTCTGGTTACTGCCGAGGCTGGTGGTGAACCTGTTTCAGCTCAGGTTGGTGTAGCTGCGGTAGTACTTAACCGAGTAAAAAGTAGTACCTTCCAGAACACTATTCGAGATGTGATTTATGCTCCTAATCAATTTTCCCCTGTGCGAAACGGCTGGATCAATCGCCCTGCCACAAGCACTGCCATTGAGGCTGCCAAAGACGCTCTCTATGGCAACGACCCCACCAACGGAGCACTGTATTTCTTTGATAATTCTGCTAGCAATTCTTTCCTGCGCTCCTTACCAGTATCTGCTAAGTATGGCCAAATGATTTATGCTACCAGATAATCATAAAAATTAACGCACTGGGAAACCAGTGCGTTTCAGGTTGTTGATAGCCCTAAACCATGAAAATCCACGGTTTAGGGCTACTTTTATGGTAAATCGGAAGTAAGAAAGTACCCGGTGCAGCAGCGCTCATTTGGATTGCTATCTGTCCCCCGCACTAAGTGCACAGTAAGCGAGCAGATACCAACTTATATTTTAAGCGATCCGTTCAACGGATAAGACTGCACCTGAACCCGCAACTGGAAAAGTGAAATCACCTGCTACAGAAGAGCTCATTTGGACCGATAACTGCTCTCCTGCAGTAAGATCGTAATAGTTAATCAGATTAAAGGTAATTGGCTCTCCGGCAAGCACTTCCATTCCCTGTGACGTAGCTGCTTGTGGAACTCCATCAACGCTAAAGCTAATGGTAACGGTTCCATCCACACTAAAGGCGCCAAGCGCACTGATATCAATGCGATAGGTTCCATCTTCCGTGATTGTAATGTTATTCGCTGTTGTAAAATCAAGACCAGCCGAGGCAGTACTCTGATTGGGCATCGGCACATCAACGGATGTATTCGTCAATGCGATGGTTCCTACTGTCGAGGACAAAGCCCCAAAGGCACCGATTATACCTCCGGTGGGTCC